TAAGAAGGGTGGCAAAGCCAAAAAGAAGAGTAGAGTTAATGAAGCAGGTAACTACACTAAGCCGACAATGCGTAAGAATCTTTTTAACAAGATTAAAGCGGGTAGCAAAGGCGGTAAGCCGGGGCAGTGGTCTGCACGTAAAGCACAGATGCTTGCTAAACAATATAAAGAAAAGGGCGGCGGTTATAAATGAAAAAATCTCAAAAGTCTTTAGCTGATTGGACAAAAGAAGATTGGGGTACTAAGTCTGGTAAGCCTTCAACACAGGGGCCAAAGGCTACAGGAGAACGCTATCTTCCTAAGAGTGCTAGAGATGCTTTAAGCTCTGCTGAGTATGCAGCAACCTCTGCAAAGAAAAGAGAAGACACAAAAAAAGGCAAGCAGTTCTCCAAGCAGCCCAAGAATATTGCTCAAAAAACTGCTCGCCATAGGGCCAGTAGAGGCGGCTTCCTTGCCAACGCTATGCCTACTGGCAAACCCTGTTGATTGCATCAATCTCTGTCTCTAACTTTGCGTGTATATCCCCAGTAATTTCTTTAAAGGATCTAATCGCCGCACGAATTAATACTTGAGACTCTTCTTCCCTGAAGACCTTGGCGATGTGATGATCTGGTAACTCAGCATGCTCAGTGACTAGAACACCATCTGAGTCTATTAAGATCTTAAAGCCAATAATAGTTCCTTCTTTCATACCGCTCCCTTTTAATTATAATTCACAAGCTCCACCAACGCAAGCTAATGTTTGCGACCCCTCTGTAAAGTCATCTGACTCATTCAAATCCCAATCAAAAGACTCTGGGAATCCTTTCATCATCTCATTATATTCTTTCTTTGTGATCTGCTCATAGGGTGCTTGAGCGTATGTATGATTGTCATACGGCAAGAAAGATATGCCAGAGATTGTATCAAAGTTATTGTATACCCAATTACCGATTTCAAGAAAGTCTGAGTCACGGTAATACACTGTGATGCTAGGCTTGTGTTCACACCAATGTTCTTGGTATACGGCCCACAACTGTAGTTGCTCCATTCCTGTCTGCTCTGAGGCGAACACAGCAGCCTCTGGAGCCTTCTTAGGGAACGAGAATACCTTAGTACTGGGTGAAAGGTTATCTATTTCACAAGGCACTCCAGCGTCTTCTAAGACCTTACATAGTGGATCTCGTACATCAGCCCTAACCCGTCGAATATAATAGGGGGCATAACGTCCGTGTATGCCTGACGCAGAATCTACAAGTTGGGATACCGTACCGCTAGGCTTAACGCAAGTGATAGCTGTACTCTGAGGAATGCCAAGCCGCTCTGACCAAAGCTTATTAGTTTCGATGGCTTCATTGCGTAGCTTCTCTAATAAAGATCCTAAGTTGGGATTGTCTAAGGTTAAGAGTGGGTTGTCTAGAATACCAGTAAGACTAACGCCCAACAAAGACTCTTCCTCAGTATTAGTTTTCCAGATATTTCTTAAGTATCTAAAGTCCGTTAAGGTAGCTTGGAGAGTACCCAAGATAGTCGCAACTCGTACTTTTCTCCTAAGACTGTTAAGCGTATCTTCCGGTCTGACGACCACTTCTGAAAGGTTGCAGAATTGATTTGGTCTAAGGATGATTTCACTGCAAGGGTTCGTTCCGAAATCTCGTTCACTATCCCGTCTACCGTTTCTTGCAGCTTGTTTTTGACTTGCAGCACGGCTGAAGATTCCGCGCTCTCCGCTTTGTGATTCATGTAGGCTACTCCATTCGTTAGAAAATAAATTAAAGGAAGGCTTGCTGGTATAGCAGGCACTATTATTTGCAAGGCCGCGTTGGGGTTCTGTATTGTACCAAGCACCATGCTTTGCTTGACGAATATCATCGTCCTGTAAATCAGAGAGGCTGATTAAAGCACTGCGCCTTACCCCTCCAACAACAACTATTTGAGCGATTTTGCAGCAAAGATCGTGGCATTCAAGGGGCGTAAGCTTTCGTCCAGCCGCTCCGTTAAATAATCTAACTGTAAATTTGAAGAGGTCAACAAGAGGTTCTGGACCACTTGCTCTACCTCCAAAAGTTTTAAGGCTGGAACCCGCAGGTCGAACTCTAGATGTATCCCATTCTGGTATTTGACCACTATACAACAACGAAACCAATTCCCTAAACGATTTCGCCCATCCAATTTTTGAATCCGGTACATGAATGACTGTATCTGTTGCATGGAAATCCTCTGCAATTTCTGGAAGTTTAGAAACGTACTTTTCTTCGACGCTAAATCCTACGCCTGTACCACACATAAGGACATACATCATCTCATCAAAGGCTCGAGGACTATCAATAGCGAGATAGCTACAGTTAAAGCCTGCTACATTGTCGCGGTCTAGTGCTTCTCCTGCGGTCATAAGCGCCCTCATAGAAGGCATAACCTCTAGATCGTAAATAGATTTAAAGATTTCTGAAACATCGAAATCATTTAAGCATCCTTTGTCTACCCAATAATTAACGTATCGGTTGACAGTTTCTTCCCATGTTTCTCTACGCTGTTCTTCTGGTAGGTAACGAGCGTATCTGCTTTTGTGTATGTATTGTTGATAAGCGTCCAATTATATTACTCCTTTCTTGGGTGGTATATTTTGACCAGTTTTTTATTTCAGTTAGATTCCTTCCGCATCCTATACAAACATCATCCTTTAGTTTGCATATCTTTGTACATGGTGATTTCATTCCATCTCATCTATAGTATTCAAATCATTTATATTTAATTTATATTTGTTTCTTTTCTTCAGAGGCTTGAAGCGTTCTTCATCTTTATCTTCGTGTTTCTTTCTTTTGTGGCGGCTGAATTTTTCTAGGCGCTCACGCTTTCGATCATTCATCATCTTCCAAGCTTCCCCGCTTTGTTACATCTATCCAGCCTTCTGGAATGCTATCTTCTGAATACCACTGAAAACCTTTAGAAGACGCCCACTCGCAGTGAGAACGCTTCGTACCGTCTTTCCTGCGCTTTGCTTGAGGCATTGGTGCATTGGGATCAGCAAACAAAAAGACTAGTTCAGTGTCTTCAGGCAGCGCCTTAGCAATCCAAACATATTTATTGTATTCGCTATGATCCCAGAAGCGACCCTTAGCTTCTAGATAGATCTTCTTACCATCAACCTCTTTAATAAAGTCAGGGTGGTAGGTATGCTCAACAATGTAATCGACCTTCTCTGAATGGAAGCTCCACTCATTGAGAATGCCCGAATGTAATTCATACTCCCAGTTTGAGTCGTAGCCAGAAACAACATTCTTTTCTTTTGGGCGCTTCACTCTTTGAGGACGCATACCCTTTCTTATTTTTGGTTTCAATGTATTGTTTCCTCTAAGGCCATGTCGCCATATATTTCTTGTAACTGGTAATAGATTTGGATCAGCGCGTTTTCATCTAGATAATTTTCTTTTATTATTTTTGAAGCACAATAACAAATCAAAACTTCTAGCGGTAAGTCATCTATCATGATAAATCAAGATGAGTATAAGAGTCAATAGGCTTAGAGGGATTAAGTGTGTATAGTTTTTTAAGCCGCTTGCGCGTCCACTTCTCTGTGAAAGCAGACATAAAGAACTGCCCTTCGGCAAAGTAGTGGCTATTCATCTTCATAAAGTCTTTATAATTTTCAGCCGTTATTTGAGCAGCCTGCTCTTCTGACATAAGACTATGAAGCCATTGAAGAGAAATCTTCTCGACCTGACGATTGATCTGCTTCATTATTTTTCTATTCATACAATCTCTTCTACCCTTGGAGCAACCTCAACGTGCGTCAGATATGTGGGGCCATTAGCATACTTAAATGCTCTCAAGCCTCTACCATTGTTAGCGTCTTTATAACACTCAAACTTATAAGAACAGTAGTTACAATTTCTATTCAGCTTCATGTTACCTTTCTTGCCATCAGGCACAGACTCATAACATCTTGCTGGAGGCGTAGCCAGCTTCAAGGCTTTACGAACATCTTGGATCTGTTTGCTTATGTTGGGCTTGTCTAGCTCTTCTGGGCGATAAAGGCAAAGCTCACCGCTCTCTTTGTTAATAACTAAGAAGCCGCCTTCAGAAGACTTTTCAGCTTCTTCATAGCCAGCAAGCTGCGACATATATCCAAAGGGATCATCTTCTCGCAGGCGTCCTTCACGAAACTTATTGAAGGCTATCTTAGATGCAGTCTTTACGTCTACTACTTCGCCATCAATCTTACAGTCGATATGCCCCTTGATCCCACGAACATCTATTTCTTTTTGTTCGTCAGTAACCTTGTGGCCTGCGGCACGAACAAGCATAAGAACAATTTCTTCAAGGATATGTCCGTAAAGAAACTTAACTTGTGTGGCTGGAGAGGGTACTGAAGATTCAGATGGCAGATTGTATTCGTACCAAAGCTGCCTAGCTGGGCGACCAATGTTAGACATACGCAGAGTAAACTCAGAGTTTCTTTTTGAAGGCCTTGCCCATGCTAAAACGGAATCTTTAATACGAGCTAGTGTAAAATCCAGATCTTCTTCTGATAAATTAAATTCACGGCCTTCGGATAACTCTGAAAGCTGTCCATAAATATCGTCAATTAATGTGTCAAGTTTCATGCTCTATGCCTTACGAAGCGACACTTGCGTGTCTTTGAATTGTAGTGTAGGTATTGTACACCAAGTTCTTTTTGAAGTGGAGTCTTAGATGATAGCCTGCCATCTTTGTAAGACTTTACATCTATTAAAGTGATCTCTCCCTCTGGACTCATAGCCACAATATCTACTGGCCCTGTGCATCCACAGTTCTTGAACACATGATAGCCGTTATCCCACAGCCATGTAACGGCATAGTGTTCTGCTAGGTCACCGACCCTGTTAGGCTCTACTTGATTAGACATTTTTTAAATCCTCTATATTTTTTAATTCTTTTATTGGTAGGTTGTGGCAATCTGCGCTTACTCTCCATCCATTGCTTGGATCTGTTTGACCTTTCTTTAGAAAAACTGCCCTATCAAAATACTCTTCTTTTGTAAGATATCCCAATATCCAACCCTCTTCCATGTTGTTTAATATGCGCGTAAACACATAAAAATTACAGGCTTGTTTTGTATTAAACGCGGCGATAGAGCATTCGTAGTTTGGTCTTGGGGGCGTATTAACTCTTTTTGTTTTAACATCAATAGTAAAAGACTGTAGTTTTAAATCGTAATCATAGGTGTTTTCTATTGTGGCCCCTAAAAAATTAGAAACTATTATCTCTCCAAGAAACCCGTGAGTGCTTCCTTTTCCAGATGTAATAGAATTATTTATTATTCCCATAGCGCCTGCTTTTTCTTTTGCAATGTCTATGATATCCTGAGATATGTTAGTGTGTTTCACTCCAGTTATCTCCTATTTTATATTCGCCATCTAAAGAACAGAACAGCTCTAACTCTTTTCCAGCTTGCTTTATTGCATCAACCCCCAGTTGTCCTGTTGAATCTGCTTGAGAC